AGTATATAGTCAAACGATAGTATACCTATACTAACGATAGTATATAGTCAAACGATAGTATACCTATACTAACGATAGTATATAGTCAAACGATAGTATACCTATACTAACGATAGTATAGTTTCCTGTGAGTGAATTTTATTTACTGTTACATTTGACCCGTCCACCCTCCGATTACAAAGCGGCTCAAAATGTTGAACAGACCACGGCGCTCTTGCGACTAAATTTAGAATATAGGACCCACGAGTGATTCGCAAGCCCCTGTTTCGTTTTTATTTTATATGCCAGCGCTTGATCGTGTCAAAAGCATCGCATTGCATCGGCGTTAATGTCATAATTGCGAACGGGTGCTTATCCGCGTAATCAATTAATTTTTGCGCGTTGGTGATGATTGGCTTAGCGTAGTATCTGTTGAGTAGTTTTAACATTGTCTTTTTCCTTGTTTGCTTTTGATGTCCTATTATTAGGGTGATTCGCATATAGAGTCAAGCGGATCGCATGGCCCCCGGTTTTGTGTTTTATTTTGCTTTCTTGTGTTTTAGGGCTTGGCGAATCGGTTTCAATGCTTCATACAGATTATAGAAACACAAACACAAGGGAACGACACAAATGACCTACACAATCGCCACCCGCCCGAATGGTTCAACTCTCTCTTTTGTCCCAGTAGTTGGATTCATCTTAATGCCATTACGTGAAGCGCAAGAACTAGCCCAAGAATATCGAGCAAGCGGTCAAGATGCTGTTGCATTCAATACACAAGTTAGAGTCTGAATTATGGCAAACGTAACACACACAATATACAAAGGTCCAAGCCTATTTGACGGTTCGCCTATTGTAGTATGGGCACAATCTAATAGCGGCAATTCTAAGACGGGCGATATGGTACAAACGTTTATTCAGAACGACTCTGTTGATCCATTAACAGCCAATAGAACCGGATTAGATAAAGCTGTTTGTGGTGATTGTATCCATAAAGGTACGCCAAACAATAACGCCAAAGGTCAAGCGACAGATCGCACTTGTTATGTGACTCTAGCACATGCGCCCCTAGGTAAACACAAGGCATACATTAAAGGCAAATATCCCGAGGCATTTGGGCATGATGCAATAGCGGCAATAGGTAAAGGTCGCATGGTTCGACTCGGTACATTTGGCGATCCTGCAGCCGTTCCTAATTACATATGGGAAAGCCTACTAAGTGAAAGCGTAGGACACACGGCTTACACGCATGGCACAATTAATCCTATGCCAGAATCTATCATGACAAGCGTAGATTCGCCCGTACAAGCCCGTGAAGCGTGGGAACGTGGTGAACGTACCTTTAGAGTCATATCGTCGTTAGATAGCGTTATAAAAGGTAAGGAGGTATTATGTCCTGCTAGTGAAGAAGCTGGACGGAAAGCAACATGTATATCTTGTAAATTGTGTGCTGGATCAAAGGTCAAAGGTAAATCAATTGCCATAGTCGCGCATGGCACAAGTAAACGTAAATTCAAGGGGTCGGTGTAATGGTAAAATCATCATTCAAAGAGATACTAGCAGAACGCCAAGAATATCTAGACACGCTTAAACAGCACGGCGATACCTATGCCCTAGTATTCCTTGAGTCCAGCTTTCTCTATCATATGGGCGATAGTGGACTCGAGCCATTAACAACGTCCCAACATGCAACACTGGCTAAATGGAAAGAGACAACGCAATGAAACGTTATAATAAGCCCGTAGGGCGTCGCACTCTGTGCTCTATAACAATCAAGAATGTAGCGGCGCGTATGTTTTGGTGTAGTGTTTGGCTCGCTAATGTCGCAACTGTACTAGGCTGGTCGTGGCTGGCAATACATCATTGGCCCTAGAGCGCAAAGCGCGACGCACTAACGTGCTTATTAAATAGCGTCATAGAACGACGACTCTGGTCTCTACTGTATGGTAGGGGCCTTTTTTCTTTTGTGTGCTTGTACGGCTCTAATATCGAGCGTATGGCATTGTGTTATATTGTAACAGAGTCAACGGTATAGCATTTGATCACATGGTAAAATTTTGATCGTCTGGTAAATTATTGATTGTAGAACGAATCACTATGGGGTTGCCGATTCGCCCGACGAGCGCAATAAATTACATTTGCAAGCATTATTTTACCCACGTATTCAATTAGTTAACCAAGTGTGACATTTATGCAACACATTTTATACTTTAGTATATGATTCGTTTATCATCCGGGGGTGTCAATATATCCTTTGGTATGGGACCCTATACTTTATGGGGTATAAATTTGAGTGGTGTGGTTATACACCCATATCTATAACATAAGAAATTTACTTTGGGTCATATCTACAAAACAAGAAAATTAGTTTGACCCTACAACCATGAAGTGCAAGTGTGATAAATATGTCACAGTCTATAAAAATAAATAAAAAAAGATTCGTGCATTATCAACGACATAGAAAATAGTTTCTGTGGGAGGGTTGCATAAGTCCAAAAAATGTTGCTATATAGTAGTAGACAACCTACTAAAGTATAGCAGATGTAACTACGACAGTAAAGAGACTATATAGTATTATACTATTATGGTTATTACTATTATAGTTTATAGACAGCAGCTATACATTAGTAGTTACATGAGTACTAGGTACAAACTATACTTCTGTTTTAAAGTCTTTCTCCCTTAGTCAACCATGACGAACACTGCCAAGTAATTACAGGATGAGGCCATGCCGATGATTGAGGGAGTTTATAGTAGCACTCGCTACGCTTGTGAAACGATACTTACTATTGTTATTTTATTATTTGTTGTCTCTTAAGGATTAGGGACATGTACGGAACTGAAGGATGCTCAGAGTTCATGGCAGAGAAACTACCATATAGTGCTATTATAGGTAAGCATGTCCGTAAGGGCATCAGTAGTGGTGTGTCAGTTAAAGATATTATGGCATCTATCCAGAAGTATTCTCATGCTCCATCTAGTACATCTACTTTTTATAAGTTGTATGGTGGGGACATAGCGGAGGTGAAGTTCGATACTACATCAGCTATTGGTAATGTTGTCGTTGAGCAAGCGTTAGCTGGTGACTTTAAGGCTGCTGAGTTGTACTTAAGAAGTAAGGGAGGTTGGTCTCCTACTAACACTGTTGAGGAACGGGAAGTTGGTAGTGAAGAAGAGGAAGACCGCTCCGCTGTAGAAGAGATTATGACCCGACTAGGAAAGAATAACCTTGATGACGATGAACATGAGGATAACGGCTGAGGACTTAAGGAAGTTACCCTCAGATCAGGTAGCTGATGTTTTGTCGTCCCTCTCCCCGGAGCAAGCTGAAGAACTTAAGTACGATTGGAAGTTCTGGGCTAGACCTGATCAGTTAGAACCTGATGGTAAGTGGAATGTCTGGGTAGCTTTAGCTGGTCGTGGTTGGGGTAAGACGAGGGCTGGTGCTGAGTGGGTACGACACAGGATTATGAAGAATGATCGTATCGTTCACTGTGTTGCACCAACTAAGGGTGATGTTCGTAGAGTTATGGTTGAAGGCGACTCTGGACTAATGAATGTCTGTCACAAGGGCGATAAGACATACAGGGGCAAGGAACTAGGTTTTCCAGTTTGGTCTCCCACTAACAGTACAATGACTTGGGCTAATGGCTCTAAGGCTGTATTCTTTTCAGCAGAGGACCCTGAGAGACTTCGTGGGCCACAAGCATACTCAATGTGGGCAGATGAACTTTGTGCATGGAGAAACGCTCAAGAGACTTGGGACATGGCACAGTTTGGATTACGATTAGGTAGACACCCAGTATCGTTTATTACAACTACACCTAAGACTACTAAGTTACTGAGAACCATCTTAGACGATGAAAAGACACATGTCACAACAGGAAGCACATACGATAACAGTGCTAACTTAGCTGATACCTTCCTTGATGCTGTACGTAAGACTTACGAGGGAACTAGATTAGGTAGACAGGAACTATATGCTGAAGTACTTGATGAGGCATCTGGTGCGTTATGGAATAGGTCGTTACTAGCTAAGTGTGAGATAGAGAAAGATCAGGTTCCTACACTTAATCGTATTGTTGTCGCTATTGACCCGGCTATTACCTCTAATGCTGAAAGTGACATGACAGGTATTGTTGTAGCTGGTGTAGACGTAAACGGTACAGCTTATGTGTTAGAGGATCATACTGGTCGTTATACACCTCAACAGTGGGCATCTAAGGCTGTAGAACTCTACCATGAGCATCTAGCTGACAGGATTGTAGCTGAGAGAAACCAAGGTGGTGATATGGTAAGACATACACTGCATACAGAAGATGAAACACTGCCTGTAAGGTTAGTACATGCCTCAAGGGGTAAGATGGCTAGGGCAGAACCAGTTTCAGCATTATATGAACAAAACAGAGTTAAGCATGTAAGAGGATTGAACGACTTAGAGGATCAGATGGTACAGTGGGAACCTCTGGGTTCTATTGGGTCTCCTGACAGGTTAGATGCTCTAGTATGGGCTATCACTGATCTAAGTCTTAATGGTTACGCAAAGCCACAACTTAAACTAGCGTACTCTAGTGCCAAAGGGCTAATTTAATATGGCTACAAAGAAACTATCGGAAGGTGCAGCTAAGAGTATTCTTGGTGTAGCTGGTGATAACACTCGTACTGGACAAATACGTGCAGATGAGTTTATCCCTGAACTACGCGGTAAGAACGCTATTCGCAAGTATCGGGAGATGCGGGATAATGACAGTACTATTGGTGCGGTTATGTATGCTGCTGAACAAGTACTTAGAGATGTCAAACTTAAAGTGGAACCAGCCAATGATACTGAGGAAGCTAAACGTGAAGCTGACTTTGTGGAAAGTATCTTTGATGATATGGATCACAGTCTTGACGATCACATTGCAGAATCTTTATCGTCGTTGTCGTATGGTTTTGCGTGGTTTGAAGTTGTTTATAAGCGGAGAGTTGGCCCTACTCAGAGATCGCCTAAGAAAAACAGTAAGTACACTGATGGACGCTTGGGTGTACGTAAGATTGCTTGTCGTGCGCCTTGGACAGTCTCTAGGTTTGATGTAGAAGATAAAAGCGGTGATGTCTTAGGCATCTATCAGGACGTAGGTTATGGATCAGGAAAGCATTATATTCCCACTACTAAGAGCCTTTACTATCGTACTACTGTTCTTAATGGTGATCCTAGTGGCCGCTCTATCCTCCGCAATGCTTATTCCTCGTATGTTTACCTAAATAACCTACAGAGCATAGAGGCTATAGCTGTTGAGCGTGAACTAGCTGGTATTCCTATTGCTCGTATTCCCTCTGAGTATTTGTCTTCTGACGCAAGTGCGGCACAGAGTGGCTTCGTAGGCAACCTACAACAAATCCTTCGTGACGTTAAGTTTAATGAACAAGGTTATATTATAACACCTAGTGATACTTACCCTGATAAGGATGGTTCTCCTACAAACATTAGACTTGTAGACATTGAACTAATGAGTAGCAATGGCAATCGTAATGTAGATATTGACCCCATTGTTAGGCGTTACCAACATGACATTGCCCGTTCTGTACTTTCTGAGTTTCTTATGCTCGGTGGGGGTAACAATGGATCATATGCACTCTCTAAAAGTAAGACTGACCTGTTCCTACGTGCATTAGAAAGCTACATCCAAGCTATTGTTGATGTGCTCAATAAACAGCTAGTGGAACGCCTATGGCAGCTTAACGGACTTAACTACGATCTTATGCCCTGTATCAAGGCTGGTGATGTTGCCCCACACGACCTACGTGAGATTGCAGCATTCCTTCGTAACCTTAACGGTGCAGACATTAACGTCAGTGATCATCCAGAGGTCATACAAGACCTTATGGATATAGCTGAACTGAACTATGACCCTATTACAGAGGTCTCAACTGAAACTGACCTGTCCGATGAGGCAGAAGAAGATAACAAGGAAAATACATAATGCCAGCACCAGTCACAGCACTGAGCGATGCTTTTAAACTAGAGTTGCTTAAAGGTAATCACGACTTTGATAATGATACATTTCGTGTAGCCCTGATTAAAGAAAATCCAACTGGTACTTACGGTGCCGCAACATTAGCCTACTCAGAACTTGATACTAACAGCGACCACCCGTCTGGTGTTGGTTACACTGGAGTTTTTGATACCATCTCCACAGGCGCAGAGGCAGCTATCTCCTCTGGATACCCTCAGATGGATGGTACAACTGCCGTTATGGACTTTGTTGATGCAGTATTTTCAACCGTGACTGTTCAGGCTGATGGTTGTATCCTTTATAATCCAAATGCTGATAGTGCATCTAATGTTATCGCAGTGTTTAATTTTGGCGGTACAGTTAGTGCTACTGCTGGTGACTTTACTATCCAGTTCCCGGCGCCCGGTGCCACTACAAGTATTCTACGTCTAGCCTAATCTAAGGATGCCTAAGAATGGTAAAGTTCGTCAACAGAGTTAAACTTAATTTGACCACTACAGGTACTGGTACAGTAACCTTTGGCTCTGTTGTCGCTGGCTTCCAGAGTCTTTCTGACGCCTCTGTTGTAGATTCTGACGTTGTAAGATATACGATTGAAAGTGGGACTAACTACGAGGTAGGAACTGGCACTATAGGACTGTCTGGTGGAACTTACACTATGTCTAGGTCTCCTAGTTCTTCCTCCCAGAGTGACAACTCAGCTATAAACGTAGGTGGTGGTGCGGTATGCTTTCTTACCATGCTTTCAGAGGACATTGTTCAGGTCTTATCTGACTTAGATAATGTGTCCTCTGCCACACCCGCTGGTGGTCAAAACTTATCTTACGACTCAGGCACAAGTTCTTGGGTTCCCGCCACGCCTTCTGGCGGCATTACAAGCGTAGGTAACTATGCAGGTCTCCCTGCGTCTCCTAACGAAACAGACCTAGCTTGGGTACAGGATACTAAGTCGTTATACATCTATGACGGCACTGAGTGGGACAGGTTTTACACCGACACAAATGCAACACCTGACTGGGATACTCCACCACCAACTGAGCCTCAAACTCTGTCCACAGCGGGTACTGCAACTGTTCAAACTGTTGTGGCAAGTGATCCAGAAGGGTTTCCGATTGAATACACGTTTGACACTAGCCCAGCAAATCCCGCACAGGCAACTATCTCTAACACGGCAGGGGTGTTTACCATTACACCTTCTACATCAGTGTCAGACGAGGGTGAGTTCACTTTAAGATACAGGGCATCAGACGGTATTCACTCCAATGCTAGGTCTACACTATATATACTCTCTTTTTATAGTAACCCTGATATTTCTAACGCAATCTATGACAGCAAAAGTTTCATCTTCAACCCACCAGAATCAAGTGTTTTCTGTGTCCGTTTTAATACAAATGGCACAAAAATGTACTGCCTTGGGTACTCGACCGATAACGTATATCAGTTCTCTCTAAGTTCACCGTTTGATGTAAGCACGGCAGCCCCTTATGTCGCCTCTGGCGCAGGCGCTACACCATATTTTTATATCGGATCGCAAGACGGCCTCCCCAGCGGTTTTGACTTTAATACAGATGGCACAAAAATGTACATGATAGGCCGTCAGAATAAGAGAGTCTTTGAATACGACTTAAGTACTGGGTTCGATGTAACCACGGCAGTTTATAACAACAACTACGCTGCTGTAGCTGGTCTCGTAAGCTCTCCCAGCGATATTCGTTTTAGCGCAACTGGGGATCGTATGTATGTCTGTGGCTACAGCACCGATAAGCTGTTTCAGATTGACCTGTCTACAAATTTTGATGTAACTACTCAGCAGTACAACGGTGTATTTATAAATCTTGCGTCTGCAGCATCGCCAACAAGCCTTTACCCATACGGTATCGCTTGGAACAAAACTGGCTCTAAAATGTATACGTGTGACAACTACAGGAATATGGTCTACGAATGGGATTTGACTATCGTGTTTGACATAAGTACGGCATCACAAGTTGCTACTTACGCTTCCAGTCACGACCCTCAGTCTATAACTTTTAGTACAGATGGTTCTAAAATGTTTGTCGTAAGTGGCACAGACGATAAAGTTCACCAGTATAGTGTTTGAGGCGATAGATAGATGCTAGGTTTTTACCCCCTTGCTGGAGCCTCTATAGGTGGTTCTGCTGTTGTCAGAGAAGTGATATTAGCAGATGTAACAGGGGTTCAGGCTTCTGTAACTTTAGGAGTTATCTCCCTATCTACTGACGCCACTATATCTGATCAAGCCGTAAGAAAGCCTGAAACTGTTTTCTTCGATGACCCTAATAATGACGGTGTTGGAGTTGTACGCAGGAATGAGCGCAACTTTTACACTTGGACAAACGCTTTTATCTTGGGTATGCGGCCTCAGATATTTGAGACTGGCCCAGACAAAGACAATACAACAAGTGGTCCCATTTGGGATGAATCGGTAGCTGGTGACAAAGCTCTTTCTGTACAAACTAAGATAACCTCTGAGTTAACCTCTGACCCGATAGTGTCTCAGTCCTCATGGGTTCCTTTGGTTAACGGTGACTACACCTACCCAGCTACCTATGAAGCTGCTCTTGGTTATGATGCTAGTAACTCCTACCCTGTCACGGTAAACCTAAACCACTTGCCCTCTGAGTCCATTGTTAACAATGCTGCAACTATCAGCACTCTTGGTGATCCACTCTTAACCACCTTAGTTTTTCCTGCTAATGACCCTACCTTGTTTAATGCAATTGTTGGACAAGTTCGCACAATAAACACTTTTGATACGACTGACACTGTTACATACTTTTACAGCCTTATCAACGGACAAGTTGGTGAGGTACAGTGGCCTAACGAAAGCAAGCACTACCTCTTACAAAAGTACGACACAGACAAAGGTTTTGACCTTGGCACTTTAAGCACTAACACTTTTGTACGTACTAAAGACCACCCTTTTCAGGGTTCCGCTTATACTGCTTACGGCTTTCGATTACAGCCTCAAGTCACTACTGCTAATTTCCCTGATGGTACTCCTGTTTCCCAAGAGCATACGCTTTTAGTTACCTCATCTTTAGGGGTAATTAAAGTTAATATAAGCAAGGAACTTCCTGCCCTTCCAGTTACTGTTGGTACTAACTTAGGTATAAAAGCTAATGTTACTGCTTCTGTATATAAAGAAATCATTACCCCACCAACAGACCCAGACATACCTGTAGAGGAACAAGACCTTACACCCTTTAAGGTAGGCTTTGATCTAACCGCAGGACTACCTGACCCTCAATGGTACTTGAGTACGTCTAGGGTAGAAATTATAGCGGAGCCTAATCAGCCTGCTAATGATGTAATATACCCTTACGCCTCTCGTTCACCTACTGCTGGACCTACACAGACAGACTTTGACTTTGCAATATCTCTTGGTGTCTTAGATGGTCCCATAGGTGTTGACCAACCTGTAGATGGCTTCGATACCACCTTAACTTTAGGTACTCCTACCCTTAAGTCTTTAAATACCTTAGCTGTCGATTCTCAAGTTGTCACTTTAGGTTTAAATCTTTCTGGTATAGAGGCCCAACCTACAGAAATTATATACCCCTCTGACAGCATACTTCTAACTCCAAGTCTGGGAAGTATCGAAACTCTAGCCACCTCTAATGCTGTATGTACAAGTAGGCTTACCACCCTTGGATTAGGCAACATAACTTTTGCTGCTAACGCTAACACTGCACCGTCTTCTGGTGTCGAGTTTACAGGAGCAGCAGGTGAGATTACCTTTACGGTTGATGCTAACCTCTTCCCTGATGGCCTAGAGTTTGTAGCTAGTGTAGGCATAGCTGGCGTACCAGCACTTGCCCGAATAACAACTGCTGGTTTTGCTACTGTCACCATAGGTGCGGTGGGAGTAGGGGCTGTTAAGCTAGTATCAGGGTTTGGGATTGATGTTCAGTTTGGTCCTGACCTTACTGTTACGGGATTCAAGTTTGACTTTGAGGCCATTAAGCACTTGTACAATGTACTTAGACAGGTCCACGGTGGATTTCCTGCTAACAGAACTGCAAGACCTACGTTTAGTAGCCCAAGGAACATTAGACCTCCCAAACCATCAAAAAATTTAGCGGCATAGAAGGATACGATATGAGCCTAGTTTGGCCCAACAAAGACCCAGACGAACTGCTAGACTACAGTATTGATTGGTCTGATATTGTTTCTGGGTTTACCATTAGTACAGTAGTCTGGTCTGTAAGGTCTAATGTTAACCCTGCCGAGACTACCTTAGTTGCTGGTCACGACTTAACCACTGCTACTGGTGGTGCCATAGTTGACAGCATACAGAACATACAACAAGCCTTGTCTGGAAATGTCGCAATTATTTATATAGGCGGTGGGATAATTAAAAGGGACTATACCTTTGTCTGCACTATTACCACAAGCATAGCAACCACTATCCAACGTGCAGTCATACTTCGCTGTAGGAGCGTGTAATGCCAACTTGGACTAGGCACCTTTATGAGCATGATTACTTAGCTATAGCTAAGGGTGAATCTAATGGTTACTCTGCTGTTCACAAGTTTGGTGCTAATTTTGACTTAGACGCTGGGACTGTTCCAGAGACAATCTGGACTAATGGAGGACTATACCCTTGGTCTGCATTAGACAATCCTGAGATCATACATGTAAAGTCAGCAGACAACAACGACACAAGCCAGTTGGAGATTATAGGTCTTGACGAAGACTGGAATGAAGCATCTGAGATAGTTGTTATGTTAGGTACTACACCAGTTGCAACCACCAGCACGTTTAGGCGTGTCTACCGTATGATATATAACCACACGGGTTCAAATGAAGGTGTTATCACGGCTCATGCTGGTTCTTCTGGTGGGACTGTTGTTGCTAACATTGACGTAGATTACTCCCAGACCTTAATGTGTGTCTACACAGTTCCCGTAGGCCACACTGCTTACCTTGTTAGTTTAGGTCTTGCTGTACAGAAGAATAAAGACGCTCAAGTGAGACTTTACTCTAGGGAACAAGGGGAAAGTTTTAAGATTAAACACATGGCTGAGGTGTATGAGTCGCAATACAACTATATGTTTTCTGTCCCCCTTAAGTTTTTAGAGAAGTCGGACTTAGACCTTAGATCGGCGGACGTAGAGACTAACAACACCCGTGTTACAGCCAACTTTGATTTAATCTTAATTAAGAATGACCCAACAGGGAATGTATAATGAACATTAACAAAGGCCAGTTAGCTAACGATGTATTTTCCACTGAGGCTGAAGCCAGAGTGAGAAGTATGGATTTAGGCATGAACGGTAGCACACATGCCCACCCTGATGCACAAGGACAGGCCCATTATATGCCCGGTGAGAGCCATGAGGCTTATATGGCATACTACGACAAGGAAACTGAAGAGGCACCCTCACAGGACCGCTTAGAGGCTCTCAGAGTAGTTATACAAGAGATTATGAAGGAAGACTTCGCCAAGGCTGAGTATCAAGGCGAGAAAGTCACCTTAAACAAACCTCGTCGTATTAAAGGCGGCAATAAGAAGTTTGAAGTGTTCGTACAAAGCGGAGGAAAGATTAAGCGTGTGGCTTTCGGAGACCCCAACATGGAGATACGGAGGGACAACCCAAAAGCTAGGGCCAACTTCCGTTCAAGACATTCGTGCGACACAAAGAAGGACAAAACAACGGCAGGATACTGGTCCTGTAGAATGTGGGAGGGAGGAGCCTCGGTGTCAGAACTTACAAAAACAAACATTGAAGGACAGATACTCAAAGCCGACGAAGAACAGCGTCTCGTTTATGGTTGGGCATCAGTCGTTACCGAAAAAGGCGAACCTGTTATTGATCGCCAAGGAGATATTATTGAACCAGACACACTTGTTAAAGCCGTGAACAACTTCATGGAACATATACGTGTTGGTAAAGAAATGCACAAAGGGGATCAGATTGGGGCGGTTATCCACTCAATGCCTATCACTAAAGAGATTGGTGAATCCCTTGGCATCCAGAGTGACCGAGAAGGTTGGATTGTAGCGTTTAAAGTCTACAATGATGACGTTTGGGCTAGGGTCAAATCTGGTGAACTTGCGGCCTTCTCAATAGGTGGTCGTGCAACCAAGGAATCTTATGATGCCTAATTTACTTAAACAGCTTGAGTTAGAGGAACTGTCCTTGGTTGATCGTCCAGCTAACGCACAAGCAATGGTCTCTCTATATAAGCGGGACAACTCCGAGGGAGAAACTATGGAGAACGAAGTAGAAAAAATGTCTGATGACATGAAAGCAAAGCTGAAGCCTTATATGGACAAAGGTATGTCCGAGGATGAAGCCATGAAAATGTATAACATGGACATGAAAAAAGAATACCAAGGTCCATTGGATGAGGTAGACACCATTAAAGCGGAACTAGACCTAGTTAAAGCAGAGGCTGAACGCCTTAGCAAAGCCCTAGAAGAAGCTGGTTACATC